TGATGCATTTGATACTTTCAAAATACCAGTACTTAAAATAACGGCGATAGCATAATGCCTACAAGAGCTTATTCAGTAGAAGATGGAAACTTAACAACGAGACCTATTTCTACATCTAGGACTCGAGATTATAAAGATATTGACTTAACATTTAAAAAAAGAACTACTGGAGAAATTTTCAAGAAGACTGATGCAGCTTCAGTAAAACAGGCAATTAAAAATTTATTATTAACTAATAAAACAGAAAAACCATTTAATCCATTTTTTGGAGCAAATTTAAATTCTTTTCTTTTTAATTTAGACACAGAGTTTGATGAAGCAGAAATTAGAGATACTATAGAACACTCGATCGCTCACTTTGAACCAAGAGCTCTTGTTCAAAATATTACAGTCAACCTTTTACCAAATTTAAACGATATTAAAATTACAATAAAATTTCAAGTTATAAGTACACAAGAAACCGATACTCTTAATGTATCTCTTACAAGGTTACGATAATGTCAACTATTCAATCATCAGATCTTGATTTTGATGCGATCAAGGCAAATTTAAAAACTTATTTTCAACAAAAATCTGAATTTACAGACTATAATTTTGAGGCAAGTGGATTATCAAATATTCTTGATGTTCTTGCATATAATACACATTTGAATGGACTTATTGCTAATATTGGAATTAATGAGTCATTTTTAAATTCATCACAACTTCGTTCATCTGTTGTTTCTCATGCAGAGAATTTAGGTTATTTTCCAAGATCTAAAACAGGTTCAACTGCGACAATTACTTTAACAGCTGTCGATAGCACTTCAACCGATAGTGTACTCACATTACCAAAGTTTTCATCTTTCACTGCTGATGTAGATGGTACATCTTATTCTTTTAAGACAACAGAAGTTTATACTGCAACAAATGATGGATCAGGAAACTTTTCTTTTCTAACCTCTTCAGGTTCTTCAACGATTCCTATAACCGAAGGAACATTGAAAACAAAAACTTTTCTTGTCGGAGAATTTTCTGAAGATCAAGTTTTTGTAATTCCAGACGAAAATATTGATACATCAACAATTTCAGTAAATGTATATGATTCTCCAACATCTTCAACATTCACTTCATATAAAGATGTAAATACATCGATTCGTATTGATACAAATTCAACTGTTTATATTTTAAGAGAAATACCAAATGGGTATTATGAATTAACTTTCAGTGATGGAACTATTTTAGGAAAAGCACCACAAGCAGGAAACAAAATAGTTATTCAATATTTATCAACATCAGCTGCAGATGCAAATGGAGCTTCTTTATTTTCTACTAGTAGTATTAGTTTCGAAAATAATCTTGCTGAAAATAGTGTTATTACTGTAACAACAGTTTCAAATTCAGCAGGTGGTGCAGATAAAGAGTCAATTAATTCTATTAAACTGAATGCTCCTATCGGATTTGCTACACAACAAAGGATGGTAACTTCAGAAGACTATAAAGCAATTATTTTAGAAAACTATTCTTCTGTTCTTGATGATGTAGCTGCATGGGGTGGTAATAAAAACATTCCTCCAGTATATGGAAGAGTATATGTCAGTTTAAAATTTAAAGATGGGATCACAGATGCAACTAAAACAGAAACGCAAAATTCTATAACAACAAATTTGACAGATAATTTATCAATCATGTCTATCGATACTGTTTATGTTGATCCAATAACATCTTCTCTCGAAATAACAACATCATTTAATTTTGATCCTGCTCAAACAGACTTAACTTCTCAGGCAACCGAAACTTTAATTGAATCGACTATGACAAATTATTTTTCTGATAATTTAAATAAATTTAATTCTACGTTTAGGAAATCTAATCTTCTTACAACTATCGACGAATTATCTCCTTCAATTTTAAATTCAAAAATGGATGTTAAATTACAACAAAAATTTAGTCCAACAATTAATACAATAGCGGATTACAATATCAATTTTCCAGTAGTTATTGCATCATTTGATTCTTTAACACACAAAGTTAGTAGTGGAATTTTTACATATGAAGGATCTAATGTAAGTTTTAGAAATAGATTAGGATCAAATGTATTAGAAATTTTTAATATTATTACTGGGGAAGTTATTGTTAATAATATCGGAATTTATGATGCATCAACAGGAGTTGTATCATTATCTGGTTTTAATCTTTCTGCGTATTCTGGCACAGAAATTAAAGTAACAATTGTTCCAGCAAACGAAAATACTATCAGACCTTTAAGAAATTATATTCTTACAATAGATAATTCTAAGTCTGCTGCAACAGCGATTATAGATCGACAAGAAACTTTATCAGCAATTACCTTATGACACATTCATTAAAAGATTTAAATAGAAGAAAACTAAGACTTGATGTACCAGGAGTATCCAATCTTCTTCCTGAGTATTTTGTAGAAGATTATGGAGTAGATTCTGGTTCTCTTATAAAACTTTTAGATTTATACTATGATTATTTAGACAGTAGTGGTACTCAGTCTTTTCACACTGAAATTTCTAATTTATTTGCATCTAGGGATATTTCTCAAACCGATGAAAACTATTTAGATGAGTTAATTAAAGAAATAGGAAACGGTTTACAATCTTCGTCATTTTTTCAAAATCCTAGATTGATGGCGAGATTAATACCTCTTTTTTATAAATCAAAGGGTTCTTTAGTTTCCGTTGAAGGATTTTTTCGTGGATTTTTTGGTGAAGAAACAACAATTGAGTTTCCAAAAGATAAACTTCTTCATGTTGGTGGTATTGATCAAACAGGGAATCAAGGAAAAATTGGTTTCGATTTTCAAAATAGAATTTTAGATAATGCAATATACCAAATATTTTCTATCCTTATAAAAAGTGGATTATCAGTATCTGATTATGAGTCATTATACACTAGGTTTGTGCATCCTGCAGGATTCCATTTCGCAGGATCAGTTTTATTGCAAGGAAATGGAATTGTAACATTAACAGCACAAGGTTCTAATCCTTTAGAATCAAGTGTTGGTGATATTTTGCTTGTTGATGAAGCAACGCAAACAATTACTACTCAATTTGCACAAATGACCGCAATATTTGATTCCTCAGCAAATGGTGATCCTGCAACAGATGGAGTCTTTAGAGTCAGTCTCAGTGTTATTGATGCTATCGAAAGATATAAAGATATCACGATTGAGGCACTTAATAAGATTTATTCATCTGCTGAACAACTTGGAACACCAAATTCATTTACATTTGATGATAGTGCATCGCATGCTGCAGATAGTGCACACATGGGTATGTCAATGGCAACAGAGACAATGGATAATGATATGTTTACTAGATATTTGAGTGATTCCGCTATATAAACATATAAATAATACTATAAGAAAACAAGGGTTTATTCATGACAAGACAAAATATATCAATAGGAAGTTCAGCGAATGATGGCACAGGTGATACACTTCGTGCTGCTGGAACGAAGATCAATGATACATTAGTTGAAATATATAATAAATTTGGGCCAGATAGTAATAATCTTTCTTCTCAAATTTCTTTAGAAGATTCAGCGGTTGTTTTTGAAGGTGCAACTGCAGATGATCATGAAACTAGACTCATGGCAGAAAATGCAACTGCAGATCGATTAGTTCGTATACCAAATGCCTCTGGCACTTTAGTGATGGATACTTTATCTCAAACAATCACTAATAAAACACTTAGTGAAGTTTCATTTGAAAGTTCTACAATTACAGCGGATGGTGATTGTAGTGATACAACTCCATATGTCATATGTAACAGAACCGATGGAAGTCCACTCGCTGTTGGTCTTAATAATGGAACAACTGTTGGTGAATATAAAATTTTTACAAATAAAGGTTCTAGTGTTGCAACAATAACACCTGATAGTTTCACAGGCAGCAATTCTAGTTTTGCTCTTGCACAAAACGAAGGTGCGATGTGTATATGGGATGGATCAAATTGGTTCTTAGTCGGCAACCAAAGTGTAACAACATTAGCGTAGGTAATTAAATGGCAGCAATAGTAACAGACACCCACAGAAAACTTTTAACAGATTTTCTTTTATCAGAAATAGCAACATCTGCAGATTCAAATCAATATTATATCGGTATTGGTAAATCTGATGTTTGGAATTCAACTGACACTTTAATAAATCCACTAAGATCTGCTAAAGAAGAAAGAGATCATAGAAATAATTTACAATCAGTAAAAAAAGTTGAAGCATCATCATTCGTTATTCCAAGATATAATTGGTCATCCGGTTCAATATTTTCTTCTTGGACAGATGATTCTATCGGAATACCGACTAATAGTTATTATGTCATGACAGATATCAACGAAGTGTTTATTTGTATTAAACAAGCAAAAAATAGTCTTGGTGTTGCTCAGACATCAACAGTAAAACCTGCAGTTCCAGCAGGAAAAAATATTTATGCACCATTTGAGTTGAGTGATGGATATGTTTGGAAATTTTTATATGGACTAAGTGCGGGAACAGCAAACTCTTTCCTTTCAGCAAACTTTATACCAATTCAAAAAATAACAAATCCAACAAATGCTTTTCAAACCGATCAGAAATCAGTTCAAGATAATGCAATTAGTGGTCAAATTATCGGTATTGAATTGGATTCAAATGGAGCAGGTTATGGTTCAACTGTTCCATCAGTCACAATACGAGGTAATGGATCAAGTGCTGCAGCAACGGCAACTTTAAATAATGGTCAAGTTGTAAAAGTTGAAATGGACAATGAAAGTGCTGGTTTAGGGTCTGGATACGATTTTGCTGAAATTATATTCGATGGAAGTCCATCAAAACCTGCAAAAGCAAGAGCAATTATTGGTCCAAAATTAGGTTTAGGAAATGATGCAAGGTCTGATCTAAAAGCAAGTTCTATTATGTTAAACATAAAACCTGACGGAACAGTTTCTGATACATTTATTGTGGGTAATTCATTTAGACAAATTAGTTTATTCAAAGGTTTGAGAGAAAAAGACAGCTCTGCAGCTGGAACAATTTTCTCAGGAACATCAAGTAGAACTCAAAGATATATGAGAGCTCAAAGTGTTTCTGATGCCAGTAGTATCACTGCTGGACGAGAAATTACGGATGGGTCAACACCAAAAATTAGAGCATATGTAGATCAAATAGATTCTGATTTTATTTATTATCACCAAAATGATAGTTCAGGGTTTGGTGTATTCGCTAATAGTGCAACAATATCAGATGGTATAAATTCAATTACCATTGATAGTGGAAATGCAAAAAGTTTAGTTGATCCATATAGTGGTGATTTACTATATGTTGAAAATCGAGCAAAAATTTTGAGAGATACATCTCAACAAGAAGACATTAAAGTTATTATAACGGTGTAAAAATATGGCAACGAATCTTACTAGTACCACTTTTAATACGACATATAAAGATGATTTTAGTGATAGTGACAATTATCATAGAATACTCTTCAATAGCGGTAATATATTACAGGCAAGAGAGTTAACACAATCACAAACAATTCTCCAAAAACAAATTGAGAGAATGGGTAATAATATATTTACTGAAGGTTCGATGGTAAAAGCTGGTGGTGTAAATGTAAACAATTCTTATGAATTTGTAAAATTAAATACTGATAATAATCCACTTCCAGCAACACCAAATTCATTAGTAGGAACAACATTCACGAGTCTAGGAAGCGATGGGATTAAATTTGAAGTAATTCAAGTAGTAAATGCAGTCTCAGGAGATGAAGCAAATAATCCAGCAACACTTTATGTTAGATATGTTTATACAAAAGATGCAACATCTGGTGTAGATACGATTCGTATGCCAAATAATGTTAATATTAGTAATGGTACGACAACTCTTACAACTGCTTCAGCAAATGCATCAGGTGTTGGCACTATTGCAAATGTTCAAAATGGTATCTTTTATGCAAAAGGTCATTTTGTTTTTACCGAAAATCAATCACTTATTCTTTCAAAATATACTGACACATATACAGGAACTTTTGGGTTTAAAGTTATAGAAGATATTGTTACAGTTTCTGATGATACAAGTTTATATGATAATCAAGGATCTGTACCAAACATTTCTGCTCCTGGAGCAGATAGATATAGAATTAGACTTACTTTGATAGACGAAACAAATATTGCTTCACAAGAAAGTTTTATTTTTCTTGCTAGATTACAAGATGGTGGGGTTGTTAAAGTTGTTAATGAGTCTACTGCGTTTAATATTCCAAATCAAGTTGTTGCTCAAAGAATAAAAGAAAATTCTGGTGATTATTTAATTAAACAGTTTAAAGCAAAATTTGAAGAGGACTCTGCAAATACTCATCTGTTACTTAAAATGAGTGATGGTGTTGCAATTATAGAAGGAAATAGGGTATCAAGAGGTGCAGAAAATATACGTGTAGCAAAATCAACTACAACTTATGAGGAACAAAATCAAGTTCTTGCAATACCAATTGGCAATTATGTAAAAGTGTCATCTGCAGAAGGAAATACAAACGGACTTCCAAACATTGGTACTTTTGAACAATTAGATATACAGGATAGTGCTGCATATGCAGGTGGTGCTAGTGGAAAACTTGGTACTGCAAGAGTTCGTAGTATATCCGAAGATGGATCAAATTACAAATATCATCTTTTTGATATAAAAGTCAATGCAAACTCAAGTTTTAGAAATGCCAAAAGTATCGGGTCAGATTCTAATAATTGGTTTAATATTATACAAGAAAATAATCAAGCGAATCTCTACGAAACAGATAAAAACAACCTTCTATTTCAATTACCCAAGTCAAGACCTTCTAATATAGATGATATCAGTTTAACAACGCAAAGGTTTGATAACAATATTTCTGTTTCAGCAAATGTTGGGACTCTTGATACTTTAAGCAATCAAGAGACATATTCAAATGCTAGTGATTGGGTAATTGCTAAAAACGATAGTTCAATTTATGATCTTTCATTTTCTAGCTCGGGTGTGGCAACAACTAATGCTAATTTCACATTAGATTCTGCTGCAAATGGAACATACGAAGTAGCTTATTATGTTAGAAATACAGCAGGAACAATTAGGACAAAACAATTACAAACAAATC